GGACACACCGGTGAGGGTGCCTACAACATGTGCGCTGCGTTCGAGGGCTGATGAAATTCTGCCTGACCTCGCGCCCGGTTGTGGGGTACAGCCACCCCTACCACTGGTGTGTAACCTAAATAGGCGGTTTACTCGCATTACCCCCGACATTCCAGGATTGTTTCGACCGTATGTTTATGGTTCATGTGCCTGTAATGAAATGGTAGCTCTTCGTAAGAGGGTTTTGCAAAGTACACCGCTTATGACACGTGCGGGTTTAGAAATTCTCCGTGATGCTGCGCGGAAGGTAAAGCGGCTGTTACCGCCGACGGATCGAATGACTATGGAGGCATTCGTAAATGCTTATTCTGGAGCAAAGAGGAAGAGATACCAGAATGCTATGGACTCTTTAATGGAGAACCCAATAACTAAGCGTGACGCTATTGTGAGCGGCTTCGTTAAGGCGGAGAAGGCAGATGCTGAGGCTAAAATTTGTCCAGCTCCTAGATTGATTCAGTGTAGAAATGCACGATTCAACATCGCGTTAGGTACTTACCTCAGACCCATGGAACATCAATTGTACCGTCTGAAAGGGAAGAGTGGTTTGTTGATCTTCGGTAAATGTTTAAATTCAAGAGAGCGTGCTAATCTAATCAGAGCTAAGATGGCCAGGTTTAAAAATCCTGTTGTCGTCTCAATTGACTTGCACAGAATGGATGCTCACACATCACCTGAGCAATTGAGATTAGAACATGGCATGTATACACATTGTAACAAGGAACCGGAGTTGAAACGACTACTCTCTCAACAGATAGTCAACAAGGGATATACAACCAATGGAGTAGCCTACAAGACTTTGGGAAGGAAAATGAGCGGGGAGTATAACACAGCGTCAGGAAACAATTATAATATGTACCTGATGGTTAAAGGCTCAATGAAATTCCTGTTAGTCACAGATTATGAACCCTTAATAGATGGTGACGATACGCTGATCATTTGCGATGCTAGCGACGTCTATAAACTAGAAGGGGGAGGAATCGAAGAGGCGTTTTTGTTGTTTGGTCATGAGGCAAAGGTTGAACGCACTGTCGTGGAGATGGAAGATGTTATTTGGTGTCAATGTCGTCCAGTCGAGGATGATGAAGGATGGCGAATGATACCTAATTGGCGTAAGCAGCTGTCAACTTTGACTAGCGGGACGCAGTATTGGCATGATCCGAAGATACAGC